ATGAAGAATGGTACAGTAAAATGGTTCAATGCGGATAAAGGGTTTGGTTTTATTACGGGTGAAGACGGTACCGATGTCTTTGTTCATTTTTCAGCGATTCAAACTGATGGCTTTAAAACCTTAGATGAAGGTCAAAAAGTAACTTATGATGAAGAACAGGGCGATCGTGGCCCCCAAGCAACGAACGTTCAACCACAATAGTAACTGTTGGGCCGAACCATTATCATTAACTGGTTCGGTTTTTATTTGAAGTGACGGGTTGTCAGCTAAACAAGAAAGCTAAGTGGTCGGAATGGATTTTGTAGATGTTTACGGCATTAAGCATGAGAATTGTACGTTAGTTGCACCTGCGCGTGAATATCAGCGGGTCGTTATTTTTATGGACGCATTGGGCCGGCGCTTTGTTGCAATGGGACCGGATCCACAACCAACTAAATATGGAAGTAGTAGCCAACATTGGCATCAAGCACAGCCGAGTGCAGCTCCTGAAGGTTATTTCCATATTGATCAAGAATAACCCTAGCAATTGAGTTACTTAGCTACGCTGATGGTAAACATTAGATCGTTAGAAAAAGCCTCAGGGACGTCACACGCACTTTGCGTTGTGCTTCCTGAGGCTTTTTTGTAGGAATAAAAAAATCAGCTTTCACGGTGGATTATCACGGCGTGAAAACTGATTAGTGTGGTTATATGATGGGCAGTCAGGGGTTTGAACCCAACTGAAACATAAACGCTATTAAACCAGTGCTTATGCGGTGTTTCACGTGAGACTTTTTACCTTTGGCTTACCAATTGGCTTACTTTTACTATGAAGTGTTAAAATAACCCAGTTTCCTGCTAGAACTGAAAATGTTTTTTTTAACGTGGTACACGTGGTACACGCAGACAATCGTTGATATAACAACGTTTCAAAGCGCCCTAACGTGGTTCATTACCCAGTACAACGTGGTACACTTAGTAAAAATTGTCTGAATATACCAAGTTTAAAAGCCTAAATAATTGGCTAACTTGTTGGCCGCCTGTTGATTTTGGCCCTTAGTGACGTGCGTGTAAACATTTAGGGTTGTTGCAACGTCCTCATGGCCCAATCGGGTTTGTACTTCTTTAATGGTGGCACCAGCGGCAAACAAAGCGGAGGCGTGACTGTGTCGAAATCCATGTACGGTAATACTAGGGGTTAGGTGGTAGTCAGTGATGATCCGCTTTAACCACTTACCCGGAGTATTAAGCGATTTAAAACCGTTCTTAGTGTTAGCAAAAACTAACTGATCCGGCTGTAACGTATTAAAACCTAAAAACAAATAATACTCACGTTGCTGTTTATGCCAGCGTTGTAATATTTCTACCGTCGTATTGTCTAAGCTGACAGTGCGGCGGCCCTTTTTTGTCTTAGGGGCTTGAATAATCTGCTTGCCGCGTTTCCCTTGGGTAAGTGTTTTATTAACCCGCAAGGTCTTATGGACAAAGTCAATATCTTGCCATGTCAGGGCTAAACACTCGCCGCGTCGCACGCCTGCAAACGCTAGTACCCGGAAGAGGCAATACTTTTCGGGATCTTTTTGTTGGTCAATGCACTTGAAGAACGTCTTTAGTTGATCGCGATCCCAGAAGTTATCGGGCTTATCACCCCAACTATCCGGCTTGACCGGCATTGTAATCATTCTAGCTGGATTATGTGTGATATAGCCGTGTTTTAAGCCGTATTCAAAGACTGATACCAGATAATTGTACCAACGCTTGTAATTGTACGTGACTTCCTTAAACCATAGATTAACAGCACGCTGGCACTGGTTGACGGTGATGGTTCGTAACCGCTTGTTACCAAACAACGGCAAGATGTGATTATCGAACATACCAGCAGTCCTTGCCCAAGTGCTTTCACGAACGGTATTAATATACTGGTCGTACCATTCATGATAGACGTCAACGAAGAGAATATTGTTATCAACTGGTAAAACCGGTTCTTGCTGTAACTCTACTTCAATTCTGGATAAAGCAATACGAGCAGCGCTTTTTGATTTAAAGCCCCGACGCCGGGTTGATTTCTTTTTACCAGTTTGAGGATCAACACCTAAATAAACTTGAAACTGATAACGGGTATTCCCGTCCTTGTCCTGATACTTCTTGATTGTTGCCATTTATAATTTCCTCCATAACGTACCGTGCGGGGGCAGTGTTATGTATGAAACTATTTTTAAAAAGAATCCCTCTTGTGTAATTCATCGCTAATATTGTTCTTGATCTTTATTGCCTCTTGGTCGCCGTCTTGTGCGTCTAGAATGACTTCAAATAAGTTCTTTAACAAAAAGATATTATTCGAGTATTGCATACCATCAGCAATTGAAGCATTTTCTTTTGAATTGTTTTTTAATATTTTAATGCACTGCTTTTTAACTTTATCATTGTATTTGTTGTTGGTGTCAGCAAAAAAAGCTGGACTAAACAAAATTCTCGCCAAATTTGAATAAGCAAGTAAATCATCATAGTTAGTATAGCGCATTGATTCAGTGTTTAATTGACGGTCTTCTTCAAATAGTGCGTTTTCTAGCTCTTGTAGATCGGCATCATTTTCATAAGTCTCTGATCCGAGTTGTTCTTGAAAGAAACGCATTATATCGAGACGCTTGTTGTGAGTTTTCTGATTATCACGCACGTCGCTCGCACTCTTATACGGTGATATTCCTTGTATGTAAAGAATGCTAACATTATAAAAATCGGCTAATTTTTGCCAGACTGCTAGTTTTGGCTCACGCACACCGCGTTCGTATTTTGCTAATGAGTCAGGTGAGATTGATAGGTTAGTTTTTTCACTAAGCTCTTTTACAGCTGCACGTAATGTAAGCCCTTTTTCGTTTCTAAGTTCTCTAAGCTTGTTAACCATAATGAAGCCCTCCTTATTGATTGATATTAACATAAAATGATTAAAAATAATACGATATGTATTGAAATACGATTTGTATTCTGATATGATGTTTTTGAAATACAATTTGTATTTTAGGGAGGGAATGAATGTGAGAGACAGTTTACCTAGATATATGTCTATTAAGCAAACGTTAGTCTATTTCAACATAAAATCTCGTAATACATTGAAAAAAAACTACATTGCTAAAGGGTTACCAGTTGTAATTATCAATGGTACTAAGCGTATTGATCAATTGGACGCAGACAAGTTTATGGAAGCACATAAAGTTTAATTGCACCGTGCGGGGGCAGAATAATTTTAAGGAGGTGATTTCATGATAGCAACAGTAATCTTATGGGCAATCAAGTTTATGATTGTGTCGTTTGTCGGCAACGTGGTGGCTAAGTTAATCAAGAACCCGCGTCGGTATTTTGGAATGTGAGGTCAGTCGCATGGGAAAGCATACAAAAAAGACCTACTTTACTTTGCCGAGTAGTAGGTCGAGTAAAAACGTATCATGCTTTCCCTTATTTTAACACGAATAAGGAGAATGGAAAATGGATATTGAAGATTTACGCGGTGAAATCATAAAAACTCTTGGACTTCACGAAGCACTTTCCGACATTGTTGATAGTTTAAGTGATTCATTGGAAGAAAACAAGCAAAACAGCAGTATGGTTCATTACAACTTAAAATGTGAAATGCGGCCATTAGCTTCATTGACTTGGGCGATCAATGATGAGTTGATTAAAATTGGTGATGCTACTGATGAATTAGCCATTAAAAGTGCTAGGGCTGGTGATGAAAAATGAAAGAGTTCGCAACGCTTGATAAAGCCATTGAGCTGGCCCAACAAGGCCATGCGGTTTACCCACTGATTGAAAACACGAAGAAGCCACCTAAAGGGGTGGCCGGCTACCAAGCCGCAACTAGTGGCCAGGACACCATCTTCACATGGTTTGAAAAGCACCCGACTTACAACTTAGGCTTGCGGCTAGATTTATCCGATTTATTGGTTGTTGATATTGATATGCACGAGCCAACTAAAAACGGTCGTAATAGCCTGGTACAACTATTTAAGCAAGGACAGACCTTACCGAATAATACCTACATTGAACAGACGGCTAATGGCGGCGTACATTACTTTTTGAAATACGCGGGCGCTAAGGTTCGCAAAGTTGACGTTTGGCCCGGTATTGACTTGCTAAGTGACTTCACGGTGATCGCACCGAGTGAAATTAATGGTAAACAATATAAGCCTTTAGACGGTCGAACGTTGGCTGATGTTAAACCAGCGCCTAAGTGGTTAGTCGATAAGTTGGCGGGCCAAAAAGTGAACTGGTCGTCAGAACACGCCTGTACCACACACCAAAAGAAATATACTGGCCGCCTGTTAGATGAAATGGTAACCGGAACAACCCAAGGCAATCGAAATGCTTGGTTAACTAAAATTGCTGGTCGTATGTTTGGCGTCGGTGCTGCTCCTAAGACAGTCTATAACATGCTGTCAGTGATCAATGATTCGTTCGTGGATCCGGCACTACCTGATCGGGAAGTAAATACTATCTTTCATTCAATTCTAAAACGTGCAAGTCAGAGGGGGCGTTATTAGTGGGAAAGCCTAAAGAGCTACCGGAAGAAGATAAGCAACTGGCGAAACAGGCCGAGAAGGCTTTAAATAACGAAAATGACGCCAAAAAGAGCACCGCAACGGAGCTGAAGAATTTAGTTTTCGAGCAACCAATTGAGTTTGGTTACAACGAAGAGTTTAGGGCGTTTGCCCGGGTTTCAATTAAGGATCATCATGAAGTATATGCGCTTGATTCGTTACAATTTCATGACTATTTATTCCAGTTATATGATGAAAAGACCCAGAATGTGTTACCAAAGTTAACCTATGATTCAGTTAATGAATACTTGGCAACGTATTCGCGGGTTCATGGTCAACAACAGAATGTTGTTATGCGGGTTGGGATTAATCAAGGTAAATATTATTTAGATCTATGCAATGACCAATGGCAAGTGGTTGAGGTTACTAAAGATGGCTGGCAAATTACTAAAGATAGCCCAGTTTGGTTTTACCGTACTAATGATATGGCGGCGTTACCAATTCCTAATCATCACGGTGGCAATCAAAATTTGTTAGAACTTGGATCATATCTCAATTTTAAGAGTGATAACAGTTTGGACTTGATCACTGGTTGGCTAATGGGTAGTTTCTTAGTCAATAGTTCACGACCAATATTAGTTATTCAAGGTATTGCTGGTGCTGGTAAGACTACGGCTAGTCGTTTAATTCGTGGGGTTGTTGATCCTGCAAAGCAAAAACATTCAATCTCACGTCCAAAATTGACAGTTGATAGTTTAGCAATTGACGCGATCCACCAACATACCTTAGTTTATGATAATTTTTCAGCGGGAACAATCACAGCAGAAATCAGTGATATGTTATGTACGATGGCGACTAATCAAAGTTACAGTAAACGTGCTTTATACACTGATAGTGACGAGGTATTGGTTAAGTTAGGTCGTTCAATCATTATCAATGGCATTGACGATTTAGCTAAGCGGCAAGATTTATTAGACCGGTCAATTATTCTAGAAATAGAAGCACCAAAAGAACGGCGAACGGAAGAAGAAATCTATCGGTGGTTTACGGAAAACCATAGCTTAATTTTAGGTGCCTTATTGAATGCAGTCGTTGATAGTTTGAAATATGCGGGTCAATCAAATTTTACAGGTGGCCGCATGGTTGATTGGTGCCGATTTGTTGAGAATGCCCACAGAGAGTTAGGCGCAACACCAAGATACTTTGGGGATATTTACGTTAAGAACCGTCATCAAGCAGCAATCAATTCGGCTGACACCAATCCGTTTGTAAGTGGCATATTAGAACTTTTGGATGGTAAAAAACAATGGCGTGGTAAAAAGTCAGAATTAGTTTCCGAGTTAAAAAAATTAGATTCATACGATCCATACGAAAATCATGGGGGCATTCCTAAAACTAACAAAGTGGCGGAACGTTTACGACGTGATCAGCCAATCTTAAAACAGGTTGGGATCGAATATGAGGAAACAAAATCAAAGGGTAATATGTATGTTACTTTTAAACACCGGACGGGGGGCAATTCTATGTCTACCCTATCTACCCCAGCAAACCAAAACATTGATACAGCAGTATCTTAATGGGGTAGAGATAGAATGCAGAACGTCTACCCCATGGCTAAAAGCGTTGCTATATCAATGTTTCAATGGGGTAGAGATACAAAAATCAATGTCTACCCCTGATAAATGTTGATATAGCAAGGATTTGACGCATGGGGTAGAGGTACTCTATTTGATGTCTACCCCAAAGAACGTTAACATAGCGGCATTTTGATAATCAGGGGTAGACATAGTAGAGACAGAATCCCAGCGCGTTCGTTAATTGTGAAAGGAAATCATAGTATGACTACTGAAAAAATTGAACAAGCAATTTATGAGTATATTGCAAGTCATAATGAAACTAGTTTTTTAGAAATCGAACATCTTTTTGAAAGTATAGGCTATGACTATCATGGCGATAAAGATGTCCGATCTGCTGACCGCCAAGGTGTAGTATTCTGGGCCCTTTGGAAGCGAGAAGCCACAGAAGCAATTGTATCAGTAGTAAAACGGCCAGAAGTGAAAATGCACGCTACGTCGATTCTGACGTACATGGTTGACGGTGGGTACTTAAATATGCCACTGGTTGAAAGTAAACGTCCATATAAAAGATTGCATTGGCAACCGGTGGTGTTTGATTTAGAAAAGGAGACTAACTAATGAAAATTAAGATGGTACATGCTGACAATATGGAGGAGTTATTTGCGCAAGTTTCGGAAGTCGACAAAGCACAAGATATTGATGACGAACTGTTAGATGTAGAATTTGATTTTATTAAGGTGAGCGATTCGAAAATGATCTATTGTGAAGCATTGGTTTATAGGACTGGTGATGACGATGAAGAACTATAATCTAAGTCGATTAAATAAGCGGGTACAGTTTGGCACCGTCAAGTCTGTTCAGAACCCAATAAACGGCACAACCAAGCAACAATTCGTGCCACTGTTCACTGTCTGGTGTGGTGAGTATACGTTGACCATCAGTAACACTATTAGCCTTACTGGTACGACTGCGACAACTAACCAGCTAATTGCGGTGCGCCATGATGAACGTATTACCACAGCACTACTAGCGTTGTTAGATGGTGTTGAGTATAAGGTTGCTGGCGTTAGTTCTGATAGCGAACTGAATGCCTATGACGTGGTAACACTAACTAAGGTCAACGGCCATGGCTAAGCCAATGAAGCAATGCGAGCACCCGGGTTGTCGGACGTTGATTGCCTATGACACACGCTACTGCGAGAAGCACCGCAAGGCCACTAACAAGTGGCGTTATCATAAACGCATGTATGATTCAGACGAAAGCAAGTATCAACAGTTCTATAAGTCGTCAGCATGGCGCAAGCTGTCACGGCGGTTCCTTGAAAGCAATCCGGTATGTGTACAGTGCTACCAAGATGGGGTGATCCGTAAAGCCGATGTGGTCGATCATGTTATCGAAATCAAAGACGATTGGTCAAGGCGACTTGATGAAAGCAACCTACAGCCATTGTGCTACCGACACCATAACCGAAAAACGGGATTGGTTAGAGAACAACGGAAACAACAAACTAAATAATCAATGAGTGTCGTGCTTAAAGGTGCGGCGCTTTTTTAAGTATCTGCTAAATTAACCCTATTACATACTATAACAGTAAATGTTCATTTTAACGTGGCACACACCTGTCGTAACGCACTAACTTGGTGCACTAGCTGACTCGCTAAGATGACGTGACAGGTTGCTTGTGCTACCTATTGTGAGTTGCAATTTTATACCTACAACTCAAGGTTCATATTATAAAGACGTTTCTGCAAATGTGCGGAATAGGATCACGCAGGTAGTAGATCTGCGCAATACTGCGCTGAACTTTCAGCCGAGCTACTAAGCGGAGTTTTCCGCTGACCTAACCAACCCGCATTTTGCGTCTACGTTGCCAAAAGTGGCAATTGACTGCGCCAAGTTTTCGGCCGAGTGAGCAATCCAATTTGGCTGCGCAATTTTCGTCCACGAGACTAATTCAAAACGGCATGACAGCCCAGAAACGTTGATATGGGGGCTATGGTCGACCAAAAAGGAGCGGACAGCATACTTTTGTGTTTATAAAAGTCCCTTTTGAACTTTGATTTTTTGCTTATTTTGCTGGATTGTGAAATATCACTACTAATAATGCGAAATTTGAACAAATAAACAGTCAGGGGGTGATATGTAAATATAAACATGTTATTAATTGCACTTTATCGGAATATGTGCGATAATATAGATATAATAAACGGATTCTGGATATATGTATCAATCAGCCGCTATGGGTCTAACCCGTGGGGGCTTTTTGGTACGTAAATTTAAACGAAAGGAGTGCTCCGAATGAGCCAAAAAGTAAAAGCCTTAGCTAGTATGAAGAAACATTTAACCAATGATGAACGTGATCAACGCAAGGACGCTGAACGGGCCCTGTTTGATTATCCGGTGCTTGATTTAACCCCGCCGGATTGGTTACACGATCGGGCCTTGACTGAATGGCAACGGGTAGCGCCTTATTTAAAGGCCAATACCCCAATTAGTGAACTTGACCGGGCGATGTTAGCCAGTTATTGCCGCGCTTATGCCACGGTACAGACTTGTGAGAATGATATTCGTAAAAATGGACTAGTACAGACTAATCAAGAGACTGGTTCCCGTAAACCGAACCCTTACGTGGCCTTGCAGTCACAAGCTATGAAAGATTTAAAAGCCTTAGCCAATGATTTAGGCATGTCGCTATCGAGCCGGGCCCGCATGGAATTAAACAAGCAGAAAGATAATACACCCGAAGATACTTTCGAGGCGATGTTGTCATGATTGAATATGTTGACCAAGTTTTATCGGGCCAAGTGGTGGCTGGTCAAAAGATTAAATGGGCGTGTGAGCGATTTAAACGCGATTTAAGCCGTTCTAAGGAAACTAGCTTCCCGTTCTACTATGATGAAGACAAAGCGGCACAAGCGGTTAAATTTATCGAATTAATGCCGAAGACTGACGGTAGCAAACTCACCATGCAACCCTTTCAAAAATGGATTATCAGTGAGTTATATGGCTGGCGTGAAAAAACTACTGGTAACCGCCGTTATGATCGGGCGTTTATTAGTATGGCCCGAAAGAACGGTAAAACCTATCTGGCTTCTGGCATGGCCGCTAATGGCCTTTTAAGAGAACGACAGCCCGCCCGCAACCGACAAGTATTATTCGTAAGCAACGCCCTCAAACAAGCTAAATTGGGCTATGACATGCTTTCAAGTGGGTTAAGGCAAGTCCGCAAGCAATCGAAGTATATGCGGCAACGCATTAAGGTACAGAAGCAAGCCATTACCGACCTAGAAACTAATTCGCAAGTCCTAGCCCTTGCCAGTGATACCAGTACGCTTGATGGTTATGCCGGGACTACTGTTATTTTAGATGAATGGCACGAAGCTAAAGACCGCAAGGTGTACAACGTTTTAAAGTCTGGTCAAGCACAAGAGGATAATTCTCTACTGGCGGTAATTTCCACCTCGGGCCTTAATCTCAATGTCCCAATGCACGCCGAATATGACATGCTGACGGACGTTTTAAAGGGCAAAACCGAAGCTGACCGTTATTTTGTGGCAATCTGGGAACTGGACGACCGCGAAGAAGTTTACGATCAAGCCAATTGGATCAAGGCCAACCCGTTATTCAGTGAACCACACGTTAAACAACGCATGACGGAAAAGATTCAGGCCGATGTTGACCTTGCCATTAAACAAAATAATCTCATTCCGGTACTGGTTAAGAATTTCAATATGTGGTTGCAAGCCAGCGAGGACAGTTATATTTCAGCAGACGATTGGGCCGCTGGTAAATTGTCCAAGGTACCCGACTTACATAATCGTGACGCCTATATTGGCATTGATTTATCTAAAAGTAATGACTTGACCGCGGTTAGTTGGTTGATACCAATTGGCAATGGTCAGTTTTATTGTGATAGTCATTCGTTTGTTGGCACGAAGTATGGCCTTGATTCTAAGATTAAACGTGATGGCATTGATTATCGGTCAATGGAGCGGGCGGGTGAATGTAGTATTACCCGACTAGATAGCGGCATTATTGATTATGACGATCTATTTGATTTTGTACAAAAACTGGTCGGAAAATACAACTGGAAAGTGAAAGCCGTCGCGTATGACCCGTATAACGCGCAAACGTTAATTACAAAATTCGAGAAATTAAGCTACCCACTGTTTGAAGTGCGACAAGGCACCAAGACTTTGAATATTCCAACTCGTAATTTTCGTGATCAGCTTTACGATGACAAGATTAAACATAACGGCAACAAGATTCTAGCTTATGCGGTCAATAACGCCATCTTGAAAGTGCTAAACAATGGTTGGCAACTAGATAAAGCCCGCAATAGTAACCGGATTGACCCGATTGCGGCGTTGATTAACGCGTTTGTAGCGGGTATGGACTATTACCAAGAAAGTGAGGATCAACAACATGCAGAAGATTACTACAAAACAGCGACTGCGGCAGATCTGTTCTGATTATTTTCAAACGATCCTGCTGGTGATTGGCTTAATATGCTTAGTGATTGGTTTTGGTTGCTGGATCAGCTGGCAAGCGGGGCTAATATTGGCTGGTATAGCCATGATTCTGCTGGCCTTACTAATTAATTATGAAAAGCAAAGAGGTGATTAAATGAGTTTTTTTGTTAAAAGCAATACCACCAGCGGCACACATGATCCGATGGCTGACGCTTTGGTTAGTTTATCAAGCAATGACCCCTATACGTTTGTGAGTGCGGCGGTGTTGCGTAATAGTGACATTTACGCGGCAATTAACATTATTGCGAGCGACATTGCCAGCAATCCGATTGTTTGCGATACGGCCATTTTTAACACGATGATTAATCAGACCCCCAATAGCCAAATGGACGGCTACCATTTCAAATATGCGTTGGCGGCCAACCTGTTACTCAATGGCAATAGTTTTGCGGAGATTCTGCCTAATCACACACTTAAATTTGTGCAAAATAACCAAATGACAGTTGAACAAGATGACGTCAGTGGGGCGTTGACCTACACCTATACCCCAATTGGCGGTAATAGTCGTCAGATTGCGCCTAACAACATTTTACATTTTAAATATTTCACCAAAGACGGCGTATCGGGAATTAGTCCTCTATATGCCCTCAAAGATGAGCGCCAGATTCAGTCGGCCGGCAATAAATTGCTAACCGGCTTTTTTACTGCTGGTGTGCACGGCACCACGATTATTAAAGTCCATCAATCTGATTTAGGGCCGGAAGCTAAGGGCAATATTCGCAACCAGTTTGATGAAGCCAATACGGGTGACAACGCGATCAACACGATTGTGACCGATGACACGATGGATATTAGTAACTTATCCTTAAATACCGATGTGTTAAAACTGGTCAACTCGAATGACTGGACGACCCGACAAATTGCTAAAGCTTTTGGCTTACCACCGGAGCGCTTAGGGGTTGAAAACGATCATTCTAACCAAGAGCAAAGTGGCGTGCAGTATCTACAAGGGACGTTGCAACATTACTTTGATAGCTTTACCAGCGAGCTGTCGTTCAAGTTTGGTCATGACTTTACGTTTAATACGGACAAGCTATTGAGCCTTGATCCGCAAACGCAACAAGCCCAAGCAGTAGCGGGCTATACGGGTGGCATTATGAGCCGCAATGAAGCTCGGGCCAAGATTGGCTTGCCACCAACTGACGATGGCAATATTTTCTTAAACTTACAAAAGAATGGAGTGACTAATTCATGAAACAAGACCGACGATTAACGATTGACGCCGAGTTGCGGGCACAAACGCCACAACCAGAAACACCCGAAGACGGGCCAGCTGAAAATTCAGCAGACCCGCAACCTAAAGATTCCCAAACAAGCAAGGGCAAAACAATTAGTGGTTATGCAATTGTATGGAACTCACCAAGTAAAGACTTAGGCGGCTTCACTGAGGTTGTTACCCCTAAGGCCCTTGATGGTGTCGATTTATCAAACGTTCTTATGCTTAATAACCACGACTATACCCAAGTGTTAGCCAGTGCCAAGGCGGGCACATTAACGTTAGAAACGGACGACAAGGGGCTACATTTCACCGCACAGTTGCCGAATACGTCGTTTGCTAATGATGTTTACGAAGAAGTTCAAAGTGGGAACGTTGATTCCTGCTCATTTGGCTTTGATAGTGACGACGACACCGACGAATGGACTAAAGATGATGGCGGTAATATCACGCGCACCATTAATCAAGTTAAGAGTTTGTTCGATGTGTCAGTGGTAGCTGTTCCCGCTTATGACGATACCAATGTACAAGTTGATACGCGTAGTTACGAAAAATTTATCAATCAAGAAAAGGAGCCTGATGATATGGCAAAACAAACAATTATTGATCCTAATGGCAATGAAAACAAAACCGGTATTCCAGCATTTGAACAATATGTACGGACACACGGGGAAACACGGGACGGTTTAAAGACGGACGGTGCCAGTGCCGTTATTCCCAAGGAACTGATTACCCCCGTTTTCCAATTAAAGCAATCTAAGTACAACCTTGCCCAATATGCAACGGTTAAGCAAGTTTCTAGCGGTTCCGGGACTTATCCAATTGCCACTAGTCAACAATCAGCTGTACTGGCTACTAAGGACGAACTAGCTGACATTGCCGATGTTGACGCAAACATGTTTACGGAAGTGCCGTTTGATGTGAAGACCCGGGCGGGTAAGATTGCCTTATCTAACGAAGTGGTGGAAGACGCCGAAGTGGATATTGTCAGTGAAGTTAAAACGCAATTACAACAACTGGTTGATAACACGGACAACACGCAGATTATGGGCCTGTTAACGGGAACCAGTTTCGCCAAAGCAACGGCTACCAATATTGATGATCTTAAAAAGATTTTCAATGTGACGTTAGATCCCGCTTTGAGCAAAATGTGGTTAGTGAACCAGTCCGGGTTCAACTACCTTGATACCTTGAAAGATTCCGAGGGTCGTTACTTATTACAGCCGAACCCAACGGCACCCAGTGGTTTCACCTTATTAGGGGCACCAGTTGTTATGATTAGTGATAAGTTGCTGGCTAACAACGCGGACGGGACGTTCCCAATGATTGCGGGGGACTTATCACAAGCCGTGGCTGTTTTCCGGCGTAACCAAGTAACCGCCCAATGGGACAAGTTCGATCAGTTCAGTCAAGGGCTTTCCGTCATTGTGCGGAATGATTATGAAGTGATTGATAAGACCGCTGTAATTAACGTGGCGTTAGGAACCGCAACTGCTGGTAAATAATCGTACCCACTTTTGGGCACGGCTATACAAAGGGGTGTCCATTTTTAGACACCCCCTATACATAAATTAAAACTAAGGGGGCACGATTCGTTTCCCCCTAAAAAGGAGTGATTACATGGCTGTAACCGTTGATGATATTAAACTAAGCCTGCGAATTGATGTGACCGAAGATGATCCAATGATTAAAAGCTATTTAGACGCCGCCGAGGACTATGTTCAGACGGCCGTTAGCAAAAGTGAGGATTTGACTATCTACAAACAGTACGATTTTGCGGTGTCATTGCTGACACAATTCTGGTATCAAAACCGAGTAACCGATATGACAAAGACACCGTATCAAGTTGTCAGCATGATCCAACAATTGCGCGGCTTAGTAACCGGATAAGTTTTAAAGTGAATGTGTTTCATGTGAAACAATTATAAGTGAAAATATTTGTTTTAAGTGTTATAATATAAGTATTCATTGTGTTGATATTAGTCGGAACGGGGTGTAATAGCCCCGTTTTTTAATACATATATCTGGAATTAGAAAGTGTGATTCCAATGCGTCAAGATGTTAAGAAAATTCGTAATTTATTAAAGCAATATGCCAAACTAAAACGTGATTTCACGGCTTTTAATCAAGTTTCTAGCCCCTCATTCGATGGAGTATCAAGCCATAGCAGCCGAAACGGCGCTGAAAGCCGCCTGATAAACCATGTTGACCTGTCTTACCAGCTAAAAGAGGTCGAAGACGCCCTCAATGCAATTGATGATCCACAATATCAATTTATCTTACATGATTACATTATTGAGAAACGTTTCAGCCGGAATGAAGCCTGTGAACAATTATCGGTTAGCGTTAGCAAGTTCAATTATTTAAAGAACCGGGCACTTGAAGTGTTTAAATTAAACTATCTTCGAACTCCGTGATATACTGAACACAGTTAACATATTCGGAAGTTTTAAGTATCATTAAACTTGCTATCTATAATTTTCTTAGATGTTAATTCGGCTGGTTACTTTGATTTAGTTTCTAGGAGGAATATTAAGTATATGCAAAGTGGTACAGTGAAATGGTTTAACGCGGATAAGGGCTTTGGATTTATCACCGGTTCGGATAATAAAGATGTATTCGTTCATTTCTCATCAATCCAAACAGATGGGTTTAAAAGCCTTGATGAAGGTCAAAAGGTAAGCTATGAAGTTGAACAAGGGGATCGTGGCCCTCAAGCAACGAATGTTGTTCCACAATAATTTATTTTGATACTGATGAAACTGCTTTGTAATAAGGCAGTTTTTTATTTTATGGCACTGAAACATACGGGAAAGCAATGTGAAATATGGACTTTACAGATGTTTATGGCATTAAGCATGAAAACTGTACGTTGATTACACCAACTGAAGAATATCGTCGGATAATCATATTTATGGATTCAGTTGGGCGTCGATTTGTTGCGATTAGTCCTAATCCTGAACCGACTAAGTATGGTTCTGCAAAAAGTCATTGGAAGCAAGGAAAGCCGAATGACGCACCCAAAGAATATTTTCATATCGACAAAAAAAACTGCTAA